CGGACAATTTGGCGAACAAGTCTCAGTAGATCACGCTTGTCATGACTCTGATCATCCACAAGGTACTCCTGCAGTAATTATTAAACATGGTTATTACTTTCCCGAAGACGATTATTATATCGAAAAACCACTTGTAATTAGTCTTCAAGAATGGAAAAGAAGAAACTCTCAACAAAAGGACATTTTATGAAAACATGGAGAGACATTGGCAGAGAAAATGCCAAAACTGCAAATGAAGAGTTGCGTCATCGCTCTCAAGAAATGGCTTCCCAAAATCAATCTGACTTACTTTCAGATGTAGTTGAGGAGCTTAAAGAAATCAAAGGGCTTTTAAAACAATTGCTTGCCCAAGTTAGTAAATTATAATTAACAACTTATAGTGCAATAAAACATATGGACAAACCCCTTAACAAGGAGAAATGAACATGGCTATTCAGCCCAGTGTTGAGACTCAAATAGAGTCAAACCCCCGTAAGTTTGGAATCTCAGAGCCCACAAAGCTCCTCACCAGGATTAAAGGTGAGCCCCCCATGAACAGTGGTAAGGGTCGTCGTCGCAACCCTGTTATCAGCACCATTTACAGTGAGCTGATCACCAATCGTAACGAATGGTTCCATGTGAACATTCCGATTACCTCAAAGCAGCAGCTTGCTTCGCTTCGTGTATCTTTGTATACGCGCGCCAAAAAAGACAACTTGACCATTTCATCATCTTCTCTTTACAACGAGACAACAAAGATGTTTGATCTTTGGGTCATGCTTGGCTGATTATGTATTTGCCGTTACTATCTTTCTTGAATCTCTAATTTAGGGAAGATATTTATGGCTAAATATATTGTTCGTATTACAAGGACACTCGTTGTAGAAGCGGACTCCGAGGGGGAGGCTACAACGATGTCCTTGTATGCGACAGCTTATCCAGACCACATTACCGGTATAGAATATATTAACCATGATGCGAAAGCTGTTTCCAAAGAAAATGAAGCGTTCAAAGAATTACAAGATTGGCCAGAGAATTCGGGCAATTAAAATTGAGGATCCTTACACCGATATAGAATCAGGTGCCACTGGGACCATAGCGTTTATAGACGATTTTGACACACTTCATGTTGACTGGGATGACGGTCATCGTTTGGGAATTATACCTGGTATTGATAAATTTAATATGATTGATGACGAAGAAACAATAGCTCATCAAACTCATACTCTGTATTTATGATATAATATTACTATCTTTATATAAAGGATGGTATTATGATAGCTCAACAAGCCCCCAATATATTTAGCATGACTTTAACTTTCTTAGCTATTCTTTTTTCCTCAACTATACTTATAAAAACTTTAGCTTCTGTGTTCAGAAAAGAAATTGAAAATCAACAGAAAATAGACAAAAATGATTGACTTTATTACTGGCCTATTACTAGCTACAAGTCTTATTTTTATTTCTTCCTTTTTCTTTGGAAAAAATTAATTTCTTTATTATACATACAAAAAAGATAAGTCTAATTATTAATTATTAAAAAAAAATAGACCTAAGATCGGGGCCCCAAATGGGAATGTTTGATTCAATATATGTACAATATGATCTTCCCAAAATCATTGTAGATGACCAGGAGTTGTCATTTTCGCCCGGGCACGAATTCCAGAGCAAAGATCTGCATTGTATGATGGACAGTTACTTAATATCTACTTCAGGAAGACTTTTATACAGAGAACTTAGCTGGTCAGATAAGCGCAGCATGGAGTTGTCTCCATATAAAGATGTGGATTTTCACGGATTTCTCAATTTCTATACAACATATAAAAATGACGATACTATTCATATTATAGACTTTATAGCAAAGTTTACTGACGGAAATATCGTTACTATAGATTATATTATGAACAAGTATTAGTCAAGGAGAACAAGAAATGCCTGGTTTTGGAAATAGTAGATTGTCAAGAGCTGGAATGAGAATGATGGGAGCATTTCAAGATGTTATGTCGCCCGGTGGTGGCGGAGGAAGGGCTATTAACGATTTCATGGGCCAAACCGCTGGTCAGGCCAGGAGAATGCCAAGAGCCCCAATGAGCCCTAGTACAATGGTTACCAGAAGTCCACGTGGTCGTGGCGGAATGTTTGGTTCTACTACAACTTATGATAATCCAAACTTCCTTAAAACAGACACAAGAAAAGGTCTTTTTGGACTAGGTGGTCGTAGTGGCTCTTTGCAGGTGCGCAGACCACCCATGGACTAAAGCCCTATATAGGGTAAAATCAGAAAAAAATTTTGAAGCCCAAATTCATTTTGGGTGTTTTTTTTAATTTTGAAAATCAATTCGGGTGTGCATGAAACTCTGGTTCACATTCTAGGAAAGAACTTAGAATTAATTTGTCTGATGATTCAGGAACAAGTGACTCATGTGGATACATCCAGTGCGCCGGAAAAATAACGACTCCACCTTTTTTTGGTTTAATCTTTAAATCTTGATAGGCAAAGTATGTTTCTCCGCCATCTTCAACTGTATTAACATAACAAACGATGCCACAAATTCTACGGTGCACTCGATAAACCCACTGCTGTCCGTCAACATGTTCGCGATAATAACCATCGCCTTTTACATACATCTGCCATAGATAGCCTGTATCATTAACACCAGGCGCTTCTCCAAGATATTTAAAAGAATCTAGATATGCTGACACCACAGGACGAAGTTCTTGATATATTAACTCATCAATTCTAGAGCGTTCGGCCTTAATAGACAAGTCAATTCCCGGGTCATTCCAGTAACCTTCTTGATCTATTGTATTTTTCCAACGCTCACCAGAAGGAGTTAGTGGCTTTCCGGAGATTGTGACACCCGGCTTAGTAAATTCTAAATTATCGTAGTAAAATGACCAAATAGTATCGCACAATTGATCACTAAGTCCATTGTCATAAAAAATGATACCATTCCCATAATCATGAATGTTCATTTGTTCTATCTCCATATATTTTTTAGTTTGAAATTGCCCGATAAAAGGTTGTTATGTTTGGATAGAGCATCTTCGTTTTCAGCCATATTTTTGTTAGACTAGTCATAGCGCCAAGTTCAGAAACTGCTGGTTGCATTCTAGCATCTGTATCGCCACGAAGATACCTATAAACATGCATTGGTCCATTATTTGAGTTTATTTCATTTCTTATTTGTTCCGTTATGCCAAGTTTTTGAAAGAATATTTTACATGCTACTGCAACTTCTTCAGTTGAATTCCAAGGGTCATTTGTCATAGATTCCCACTCAAGAAGAAGCTTAAGTAAAGGAAATATACTTCTAGATGCCGTTGGAAGATCACTTTCATTTGTCTCAAATTCTTCATTTGAATCGTTTTGACCTTCAAAATATTTCACGTAAATTAGATGAGCTATACCATCAACGGAAAGTAAAGAAAAATAAACTTCAAGATCATCAAGGGACATTGGGCGAAGACTATTGACAGCTGTACCGATTGGCACTTGACCATCTCTTATGAACACAGAGGGGCCATTCCTCGCAGCATCACACCTATCGGAATTAAGTCTACCGGCGGGTTTTGAATCCATAAATTTAAAGAATCCGTTAACCGTCTGTGGTTCCCATTCTAGAAGATGACTTACCTCTTGATAGTGAACATAGTTGATATAGTATTCAGTGCTTTGATAATTTAATATCATATTATATGTCTTTAGAATATCGGTAATTCCCAAAAATATATTGCCTCGTTCATCTATGAAAACACCATACATATCTCTTGGAATCAGTCTGTTGCCCGCTGTATTGACCAAGGTTAATTCATCATATTCAACTTTCGTAAACTCATTTGAACGAACCGTAGACAAGTCATGAACGACCGCATACACATAGTTATAGTGAGAAATTTCCATAACTCACCTCGGCCCGTATGGCCAAATAGGCGCAGAATGGACCATGTGCTCTTCAATCCATAGATTAAATCTAGTAGTCATATCAGGAGTTGATTCTATTGGATTTCTATTACGAGGATTTGGAATACCGCGTAAATATTTTGCAACATGCTGATCCGGCACTTCCGACCACAACCAGTCGATAATCTCATCGGGCGGGTTTATGGTATTAATAAAATCGTTCGCTGCGACGGCCACAAGTTCATTGTTTCCCATGTTAAGATGAACCCACTGCCACTCTAGTATGCACCGAAAGACCTCCTGCAACGTTCTCCCACTACATTCAAAAGTCAGCATGTCATCAGCTTCTTTATCTGTTTCATTATACTCTAAATATGTGATGAAACCTCCGTATGTTTGCACGGGGATACGGAAGACTCTACATGAGGTTAGAAACACACGGTGAGAGTTAGTGGTCCCGATTGGCTTTTCAGAAGAGCCACATGAACATCTTTCAGTATCATAGTTCCATTCATGAAAACCGCTTGGTAGAACTAGGTCTCTTGGAGCTGAGTTGTCGCATCGGTTGAAATCAACGTTCTTTTGCGCATCGTGCTCTGCTTCAAACCTAAAGTTTTTAATTGCTCGTACGAAGGCAAAGAAACCCTTTTGATCCGTTATTCCTATTTCTCGAAAGTAATATCCGATACCGTACTCATGCATTGGGTGAAATTCTAACATAATTACTCCTATGACTTAATTATAAAACATATAGATACAACTGTAACAGTGTGGTTATGCGAGCCAGCACCTGAAGTTGTTTGACTCGTCGCATTTGCTGGCCAGGTGTGAGTGTGCGAAGTCGAATTGCTATTACCAGAAACGTTATGACTATGATTAGCATTTTGGTTTCCAGTAGCGTGTGAGTGCAAACCGCTGTCTGAGTTCGTGTTACCGTGGTTCACGGCTAGGTGAGCGGTAAAACCAGTATTTGCAAACGCCGCATTTGCGCCTTGTGTATTGTGAGTATGCGTATTTGATGGACTGCCTGTATTGTGGGTATGGCCAAAGTCTGCAGAACTGGTTGAATGGTTGTGTGAACCACCATCTGCATAGTTATGTGCATGGTTTGTTCCATCTGAGTTTGTATTGGCAGTGCTTGATGTAAAGCTCGCGTGAGTGTGAGCTACGTTTGCATCTGCATAGCTGAAATTTGATGTTCCTGCATTTGCCCCACTAGTTATACCCATCGGTATAACGGCAGACATATTTGGCACTCGAACATTACCTCCCGTTTCGCCACCAGTATTATATCTAGTACCAAGTACTGAACCAAGAGGAGATGATGATGATACTTGCTGACCATCACAAAGAAGCCAACCATATGGGACATTAGTCGATAGTCCGCCCCACATCTCTATAGTGCCAACAGGTACATGATATGTGGATACGAACTTTGTCCCGTTATAAACAATTACTTGGCTATCTACGGGGGAAGAAATATCTACCTCAATTGAGTCAATATTTAGTGTAGAAGGTGTATTGAATGTTGATTCAGCCATTACTGATACCTTATGTAAAACCAAATTCCAGTAACAGAGTTACTGACATGAGAATGGGAAAGTGTCGCAGCATTGCTTGTCATTTGATAGTTGTGCGAAGAATGATTGCCACCATCATTACTTGTTGAATGTCCATGACCATCACCAGAGTTTGCATTATGGTTATGATTTGAGCCTGGAGCTGTTATACCGTGGCTGTGATTAGCAGAGGCGTTGCCGGTAGTGTCATTTCCACCTGCATTACTTCTTGCGAATACGTGGTCGTGTGAAGTTGAGGTTCCCTGAATATTGTGAGTGTGGCCACCACCGGTCTGAGTCGCATCCGACCAAGTATGTGTATGATTAGCAGAGTTGCCAGCGGTTGACGTATGGTTATGCGAAGTAGCCCCTGAGCCAGACGTCAAAGTTATTGGAAATGAGTGGCTATGGTCAATGTTAATTGAAGTTGATCCTATGCTCATTGATGTTGCCAGAGAAGTGTTTGCGTTGCTAGCATATGGCAATACGGTATTTATCAAGTTTGGAAGATTAAACGTCGTGACAGCGCCTGACTGGTCAGTAGTCCCTGCCGAATAAGCAGTTCCGCCATATTTGTTTGAAATTACAGCGTGAAGGGTTCTATAGGTATAGGTATTTAATGACTGCCCATTGCATATAATATAATTAGTTGGAGTACTTGCGCTTACATACATTCTAATAGTGCCAACTGGCACAGCGCGTTCTGTTGCCACAAAAGCTCCACTGGCTGTTTTGTACATAAGAGCTGCACCATCCACAACACTACTTGGATCGACAAGAACACCCGCAGTTGTCAATGTTGTTGGAATAATAAAATTAGAAGATGTCATTGTGTATCACGTCTTTATGATAAAAAGTGTCCGCATAATAGTGAATGTAGAGTGACTATGGCTACCTATGCTCGTAGTTTGATTTGCTGTCACTAATGTGACACTGTTATGTGAATGAGAATGACTAAGAGATGTGGCGTCTGATGAGCCATGAGTATGATTCGCACTATTTGCCGCATTGTTGTGGTAGTGATTAGCGTTATTTGTACTATATCCGTGAGTATGGTTACTATCTGACGCACCTGTTGCCTGCGTAACGTTTCCCATCTTATACCCTAGGTTGTGAGTATGGGATGCGCCCCCACCTGAAGTATTACCCCCATGGCTATGGTTTCCTTTATCAGAGTTAAGGGAGTGGTTATGGTCCGCACTAGGTCCAGCTGTGGAGTTATGGCTGTGAGCCAATGATACAGTAGTGCCGTCAGTGCCGTAAGTGGCACTGTGGGAGTGATTATATGTATCGGAACTGCTTGTAGAAGATGTGGCAGGATTTGATGCAATAGTGGTAGCAATTGGAATACGGCTAACAAAATTTGGGACAGCAAATGTAGTAGTCCCATTTCCACCATATCGTGAAAGCAGAAGATTACCTAAAGAAGTATAAGAAGAAATATTATAAACCCCACCATCACAAAGAAGCCATCCTGTTGGCACTGTGCTACCACCGTACATTACTACTGTACCAACCGGTGTTTGTAAGGATGGCGTAAAAGTAGATGTTGAGGATGAATATGTTAAAACTTGACCACTTGTAGTAGTTCCTTGTAGATCCACTATTCGGCCATCAACATTGAGATTATCGGAAATTTTGAACGATGACTGAGCCATTACTGCATCACTACCTTAATAACTTTAGCTGTCACATTTGTCGATGATGCATCACTGGCTTGTGCTCTTAATAATATATCTCCACCAGAGACAGTAGATGTTACGCTCACGCCACTTATTGCTCCGCCTGTCTCAATTACCGCATACTCAACATGGTCTACATCAGTACCTGCGCTATTTAGGTGTACAAGAACCTTTGAAACTCTACGCTTACTTCCCTGGGTAAGTCTTAAGGTGTACTCGACACACTCAGTGCCCGAGACTGCAGTTGTATCTATAGTTGTTGCCGTACTGTTTGCGCTGATTGTTGTTGCAACGTCAGTTACATTAATTCCAGTGGCAAGAGTAGGTTGAGTTGCTAAAACAATAGAACCAGTTCCCGTAGTACCGTTGCTTAAGCTTGTTGCAGCTATCTGCGATCCATTGATATGGATAGCTCCAACATCTATCGTACCTAAGGTGCCCGAGAATACTTCAGAAGAGTTCGTGGCATCTGGTATAAATGTAAACTTACCAGTTGAATCGTCATAGCCAAAGAATCCAACTTTTGCCGCTGAACCATTATGCCAACGGAATTCAACTCCTCTATCTTTATTATCATCTGAGCTAGGAGCTGTGTCGCCACCAAGAGTAATAATTGGATCATCTACTGTGACTATAGTTGAGTTAACAGTAATGGTAGTGCCATTAACAGTTAAGTCGCCTGAAACAATTAAATTATCACTAACAGTTGTTGTGCCGCTAGCAGAATCAATCGTAAGACCACCAGACGTTGTGTCAATAGTGTTTGCCGATGTAATGCCAACTTGTACTGCATCTGCGGTTATTCCAGCGAATGAAGGACTATCTGCTGTACCAACACCTAGATTAGTACGCGCATCACCTGCTGTTGTAGCTCCAGTTCCACCATGACCAATAGCTACAGTTCCGCCATTCCAAGTTCCTGTAACAACAGTACCTAGTGTCGTAATAGATGTTGCGCCAGTATAGGTTCCACCAGCAACTGCAGCTAATGTGGAATTATAAGCTTGTACATCGACGCCAATAGCAAGACCTAAGGTGGTACGCATATCAGATGTAGATGCATCGTCCAGCACAGATCTAGCAGCACTTGTGAAATCAGCAAGTGAGGCGGTGCCAGACCCAGTAAAATATGGTAATTTATCTGCCGCTGAAGTTAAGCCAGCAAGCGCAGCGAGCTCTACATCATAGGCCTGAACATTTGTTCCAATAGCAAGACCTAGATTACTTCTTGCTGTAGCGGTATCGGTTGCGCCAGTTCCTCCGTTAGCAACTGCTATTGTTGCACCATTCCATGTTCCACTGGTAACTGTTCCAACAGAAGTTAAACTAGAAGAAACAACAGTTGAGTTTAATGTTGTCCCAGTTAAGGTGCCCGCATCGGCTGTTACTGTTTGTGATCCCGCACTAGTTAAAGAAATAGATGTTCCATTTAGCGAAATACTAGTATTAGATAATGATATTGATGCGGAAGATCCCTCAGATGGTGTATGGCTAACTGAAATTCCTGTACCAGCAGTTACGCCTGATACATAATTTCCATCAGTATCAGTACCTAAAGTAATCGTACTGTTAACCCATGTTCCAGAATTATATTTAAGGAATTGTGCTCCTGAAGGCATTGTGATTGCAACATCAGACAAATCGTCGATTGAACCAGTTGGTCCTTCTGGACCTTGTGGTCCAGTTGCGCCTTGAGGCCCCTGTGGTCCAGTACTTCCTTGGGGACCCATATCGCCCTGTGGGCCGGTGGAACCTTGAGGGCCAGTTGCACCTTGGGGTCCAGCAGATCCTTGTGACCCCGTTTCACCTTGAGGTCCAACAGAACCTTGTGGTCCCTGTGGACCCACGGAACCCTGTGGACCAACATCTCCTTGAGCGCCAGTAGCACCTTGGGCGCCTGTTGCGCCCTGAGGACCTGTGGCTCCCTGTGCCCCCTGTGGTCCGGTTGCACCCTGGGCACCTGTAGCACCTTGGGGCCCGACATCTCCTTGTGGGCCAGTTGCACCTTGGGCACCTGTGGCTCCTTGAGGACCAGTGGCTCCTTGAGGGCCAACAGATCCCTGAGGGCCCTGAGGTCCAGTGTCACCCTGAGGTCCAATTGGACCTTGAGCGCCTGTTGAACCTTGCGGTCCTGTATCTCCTTGGGCACCTGTGGCTCCCTGAGCTCCAGTAGCACCTTGTGACCCTTGCGCTCCAGTAGCACCTTGAGTACCTGTAGCGCCCTGGGGTCCAGTTGCCCCCTGAGAACCTGTTGCACCTTGGGGCCCTTGAGGCCCAAGTTGTGTATAGGTAACCTGAACAGCGGTAAATATAATAGAAGGAATTGCTGGTGCTGGAGAAACTGCTGGAAAATAATCAAGTGATATACTAGTATTTGTTGTTTGCCAAAACAGCTCAATATAGTCATTAGCATTGAGGCTTAAGACAAAGTTAACTGTACCTATGGCCCTACCATCTATTCCACCATGGCTTTCAACAACACTCCATCGGCTATCTGAGTCAGGAATATTAGAACCATTCTTCTTAAACCAGATATTTGCATCATGAATCTGATTACTACTGTTTGCCCATTGGACTGAGAAAGTCAAAGAATATACACCAGCATAACCGAAATTAATTCTTGAGTTATTAGAAAGTGTTACTCCAAAATTATTAGAATCATAATTATCATAAGTTATTGCATAAGCTGTATTTGCAGCTACTGCGGTTTGATCTTGATTTGACCAAAAAGAACCCCAGTACGCAATTGTTCCACCAGCACCTTGCGGTCCTTGAGCACCTTGTGGACCAGCACCACCAACATTAACCCAGTTCATTCCGTCTGTTCCGATAATTATTGAATTGCCTGGATTCGTACCGAGTGAGTTCATCATCCAAGATGTACCTGTATTTGCTGTTCCTAGCGAAACAAAAACATAGTCACCGTTTTGAACTTCTGTACCATCGGTATTGTCAAAGTCGGAGGTACGAGTTAGTCGCCAATATGTAGAGCCGTCACCAACTGTTGTTACAACATAGATACCGTTATGGATTTGGTTAATTTGATTTTTAACGAGAACTCTGTCGTTGGCAACAACAGTACGCGAGTCAACAACAAGAGCACCAAATGTTGATGCTTGAAGATACGCGCCATCGCCAGTTCCATTATTGTCATCAGCAGTACCAACAGTGTATGTAGGAGAGTTGGGAAGGGCTGCATTTGTAGCGGTTTTTACTGATTCGTGTGAGTTAAGGTTTCCGACTGGGCCTTGTGGCCCTTGTGAACCCTGGGCTCCTTGTGTGCCTTGAGAGCCAGTAGCTCCTTGCGGTCCTTGAGGACCTGTTGCACCTTGAGAACCAGTTGCACCTTGGGGTCCAGTATCTCCTTGTGCTCCAGTGGCACCTTGGGGCCCAGTCGAGCCTTGTGGACCAGTGGCACCCTGGGGACCCGTTGCACCTTGAGCTCCCTGTGAGCCAACTGCACCTTGGGGGCCCACATCTCCTTGTGGCCCAGTCGAACCCTGTGGTCCGGTGTCACCTTGCGCTCCTGTGGCGCCTTGGGCACCAGTAGCTCCCTGGGTACCAGTAGCACCTTGAGGACCTATATCTCCCTGAGGGCCTTGAGCTCCTTGGGCCCCTGTAGCACCTTGTGCTCCTGTTGTACCTTGTGCTCCGGTAGCCCCTTGTGGACCCTGAGCCCCTGTTGCTCCCTGAGGGCCAGTAGCGCCTTGAGGGCCAACGTCACCCTGTGGACCATCTCCACCGACTGGACCTTGGCTACCTTGGGGCCCTGTTGCGCCCTGGGGCCCTGTTGCCCCTTGGGCGCCGGTAGCGCCCTGAGGACCCTGTGATCCAGTTGCGCCTTGTGCACCTTGTGGGCCCGTAGACCCTTGGGGGCCAATATCTCCTTGTGCCCCTACAGCTCCTTGGGGGCCTTGGGTGCCTGTGGCACCTTGGGCTCCAGTAGCCCCTTGTGGACCAACGGACCCTTGAGGTCCGGTTGAACCTTGAGGTCCGATGTCCCCTTGAGGACCAGTATTACCTTGAGGTCCGATAGAACCCTGGGCTCCAGTGGCACCTTGTGCTCCCTGTGCTCCCTGTGTGCCAACGTCTCCTTGAGGCCCCTGTGGACCCTGAGAACCAGTTGCACCAACGCCTGTAGTCATTAAAGCAGCAGAGAACCATGTTCCTTGACCTGCTCCGCCCCACTGAAGGCTTCTAGAAGAAGAGTCTCCATTATATGCGGTAAAATCTAAATAATCAGTAGTTCCATTTAGGTAAATAACCCTACTTCCACCCTGTGAAAGACCTGCACCTGTTACTGTTTGATTTTGAAAAATTGCAGAAGTATTACCATTTTTTCTAATCTGAATATTATATTGATTTGTTGTTACTCCAGCAGCGGTCCACCATGCATGAAGTGAAACATTGTAATATCCCGCAATTGTTGGCGTGAATTGTTTAGTAGTTGCACCCCACCAGTTGTTAGGGTCAAAGTCATCAACAAAAGAAATGAGAACATCATTGGTGTTGCTTGCAATTGACTGGTCACCAGACAACTTTCCAGCAACGACTGTATTTGTTGCTGAAATATTTGCGCTTGGTCCAGTAGCACCTTGGGCGCCTTGGGCGCCTTGGGGACCAGTTGCCCCTTGACTACCAGTCGCTCCTTGAGGTCCTTGACTTCCTTGTGCACCCTGAGGGCCAGTTATGCTTGACGGAGCAAACTTTGATCCATCATAGACCAATGATTGACCACTTGTTGCACCAGTTGTATCTACTTCTATATTATCAATAAATAGAGTAGTTAGTTTAACCGTCGAAGGAAGGCTAATGGCAAAAGAGCCAGATGTTTCAGTTACTGTAATTTGATCTGTAGTGCCAGAGATTCCAGTAATTAATTTAGCGCCAACAATTACATTAGATGTGTTTTTATAAAATAATTTACCATCTGCGTAATTTAATGCTAGTTCTCCATGAGTCATAGAACTGGGTACGGACGTAATTGTACCAGAATTCTTAACTAAAATAGTATTAGCCATGTAAAAACCTCTATAGGAATATAAAATAAGCGCTTATGTTAATAGTAACATTTTTTATTCTTTTGCGCCAGAACAAGAATCTAAATATTCAAAACGTTCAGTAATCAGATGATCGTATTTAGCTGAGATTTCTGCAACGTTATGTTGAATTAAGCCGTTGCGTGTGCGCTGAGCTGTTGATGGACCGATGTGCTGCTTGTAGATCATTTTAGGTATATATTTAAATTTACTAATTAAAAAAGTTCTAACAACTAAATCAAAATCATCCGCTACAGTAAAACGAGGATCATGTCCATTTAATTCTCTATACACATTTGCTCGCCATGCACGAATGTGATTAGGTGCTGAAACGATATGTCTAATAGTAGTGGCATTAACTTCTGGAGCGCGCATTGTCCAGACTTGATGTTCTTCATTCCAGTAGTCTGAACCATAGCCAAAAGCCCAACCATCAGGATATCTTCCTGATTGACCATCAGGTAAAATTTCACACCAATCAGAATAAACAAAACCAACTTCTGGATCCTCAAATGCGTCAACAATTAATTGCAGAGCATCAGGTGTTAACTCATCATCATGATCTAATTCAACTAAAATGTCGCCCTCGGCTGCCATCATACACTGGCGTTTTACTCTGCCAATACTTCCGGAGTGCACATGTGATTTATGCGCCATCAATCTAAATCTTTCATCAGATGCTAAACCATAAATTTGACTCCATGTATCATTATTGGTAGAGTCGTCCCAAACGACCCACTCCCAATTGGTATAGGTCTGAGATTTAAGACTTGCCCAAGTTCTAGCTAGAATACTTGAATCAGTATTATAAGTTGGTGTACAAATAGAAATCATTTAAACCTCAATGTCAATAAAATATATTTATATATTATCACAATAATATCTAGTGTGTCAACAATCTATGCTTTTATTTAGCCGCTTTAGTCTTACTATTTTATCGAGGATGGGAGTCTTTATCATGCGGAATTTTATTAGTAACTTATTTAGGTTTTCCACAATTAGCATCGCTATTGTTGGCTTTTTTGCACCACTATCCAGCGCGCAGGCAAGTAACTTATTGGTCAACGGAGATTTTAATGGATCCTCCGGATGGACTGTCTCTCAAAATGGAGGCTCTGGAGTTTTATTTAATGGCGCTTTGCGATTTTCCTATCAGACCGGCGAAGTATTTCAAGCTATCACTGTTACACCAGGGGATACTGTAACTCTTTCATTTGCTGTTGATAATAGCCTGACAAATAGCGTAGGCCAAGGTGTTATATCAGACACCTGGACAGCAACGCTATCTTCTAATTCCCCTTCTCCCGCCTCAGCCACAGTTACTAGATCTGTTGCTCATGATCTTGAAAACTTCAGCCTGTCCATTACCATTCCGCAAAGTGCAACAACCGCTACAATAACCTTTAGTGGTATGGACAAAGGTTTTTGGAGTGGGCACTACGGTCCAAGCATTGACAATGTAAATTTATCTATCACTCCGGCACCACTGCCTTTTACTCCCGGCAATAATGGCTGCGGTCCATATCAAGCCTTTACTGTCACCGGAACTTCTGGTGGCGCGATCTGGGGTTCCAACCCCTACACAGATGACTCAACGTTTTCTTCAGCTGCCGTTCACGCTGGTTTAATTGACGTTGGCGAAACCGCGATCATTGAACCATATCTAGTAGACAACTACCCGTCCTACGCAGGTAGCACTGCAAATGGCGTCTCAACCTATACCTGGGGTAGTAGTTGGTGCGGGTATTACATTCGTATTCTTGGTACTTCCGGCGAAACACCTACACCTACAACTACAACAACTACTCTTCCTCCCTACTTTAATGCGGTTGAAAACTTGACAGCAGTAGCTAACCAGGATGGGAGTGTGGACTTAGATTGGGACGCGCCAACAGCAAGCAATGTTGATATCTACGCTTACTCGGTTAGTTTCTACGACCTTGACGAAATTGGCGGAACCACATTGAATGGTTGGGGGGTTTGGACTGACCAGGGAACCAATTACTCACTTGCTGATTATATGTTTTCTGGAACTACTGGATTTGGACCTGTTCGCTTTGGCATTAAAGCGGGAAATCAAAGTTGTTTTAGCTCAGAAGGAGTGGGTCCTTGTGCCTATGGACCTGAAGTAACTGTTGATGTAACTGTTCTTGACCCAACTCCCGCCACAACAACTACCACTGAGCCCGAGCCAGAAACCACCACCACAACTGAGCCAGAGCCAGAGCCCACAACTACAACTGAGCCGGAACCAGAAACAACTACTACAACTGAGCCGGAAACAATTCCTCCTGTAGTTATTCCTCCAGATACAGAACCACCAGTGGTTGATACTGAACCAGAAGTTGTAGAACCAGAAGTTATAGAGCCGGAAGTTATAGAGCCGGAAACTACAGAGCCAGAAATTATTATCCCTGAGCCAGAAGTTATAGAGCCAGAGCCAGAGCCTGAGACTGTAATTCCGGAAGAAATATCTGATCAAGTGGATGAGATTTTATCTGGAGATTTAACTGAAGAAGAATTTTCTAATGCCGTAGATGAAATTTTAACTTCAGCTGATAATGAAGAAGAATTAGTTGCTGCAGCTACAGAACTATTATCTGGTGACCTATCGGAAGAGCAGTTCACAGAGGTTATTGATCAAGTGTTTGCAGAAGAGCTAAGCGATGAAGCGTTTGCTGAAGTGCTTGATACCGTGTTTGAAGAACCACTGAGTGACGAAGAGTTTACTGCAGTCATTGATGCCGTCTTAGATCAGCCATTAAGTGATGAACAATTCGAAGAACTAGTTGATGTCTTAAGTAGTGATACAGTCACTGATGAGCAAGTCCAAGAAGCAGTCGATGCAATTATTGAAAATGGAATAACAGAGGATCAAGCAACTGAGATTGCTACAAGTGAAGAGGTACTATCTTCTATCGACGGAGATCAAGCAGCTGAGATCTTTGCTGAAATTCCAATAGATGAAATAACAGAAGAGCAAGCTTTGGAAATTATTGCTGCGGTGCAAGATGCTCCAGAAGAAGTGCGTTCTTCATTTGAAGAAGAAATAAATATATTTGGTTCCGGAAGCTTAAATACTTATGTGCCTCTGGGTTCCAGCATAAATGTAGGACAAAGAAGAGCGGTCATAGCTGCTGGTGCAGTTATAGCCGTTGCTCCAGTAGCTGGAGCTCCAAGAAGAAGATAATAACAGGGAGATATAATAATGAAAAAATTTATGACTAAATTAATAGCTGCACTTTACGAACAGGCTTGGACAATAGCTGGAACTATATTGGTTCTTATAACTTTGTCTGGCGATATACAGAGTTGGGGAATTAAGATCAGCGCTATTACGTTAGCTGTTGTTCTTCTTGGAGCTGTGATTAAAAAGGAATCAGAAGATTCTGATTGATTATTTAATCAAATCTTCTGGAATAATCCACAGTTTGCAAATTGCGTTAGCTTCAACCTTGCCAGCTACTATTTCACATCCCTGACCACCCATAAAAAATACGCAGTTAGAACAAATCATCCCCTGCTTAATAAAAGGATTAGCTTTGGCTGGAGCATAATGTGCACCGTTTGCCTTTGAAGTTTGATCAAACTTTCCAAACATTTCAACCAATTGTTCGTATTGGTCGTACATCAATTTTTGACGAGGATTTAATTTTTCCTCAGGGTCATCTGGATCCTCTTCATCCTCAGGTTCTTCCTCGGGCATCTCGTCTTCTGGCATTTCCTCATCATCGCCATTAGAATATTCTGATAACCAATAATTACTCATCTCTTGTGCCACCTTTTACTACGCCATCTGGAATAGCAGCAAGTCTGCAGTAACCATTATCTTCGACTGTTTGAGCTACAATCTTGCAAACACCATTACCTTCATAAAGTGCGCAATTACCACATTTGACACCTATAGTTAGGTTGTCATTTTCGGTGCCTGGAACATATCCAACCCATATGCCATTACCATCGCCATTGGCGAGCTTACCGTATCTAGATACAATACCTATCATGGCTTGAACATATTCTTCTTCAGCGGGTGGAAGTTTGCTTTCCATTTTTTCTAAAAATTCAGCTAACCAATAAATTGACATATGATATTCTCCTATTTAGATTTAATACGTATAGTAACGATATTATACTATATAATTCCTCTGCGCTGCATTTCTAATCTTTGATTTGTTTCATTTTCATCTTGGACAGAACGAGTGCCACGAGATAAACCAAAACCAGCTACACCAAGAGCACCAGCTATGCCAAGCATCTTTAAATTTCTGGCACCGTTTGGACCTTTGGTCACCGCTGCTGAAACATCATCAGCTAATGCTCTCATTTTCCCAGGTGCTTTTGCCGGTGCACCACTAGACGGCCTTGGTGGCGTTGGGGCATTGGAGTGTATTGTAGCCTTTGGTGGTGGGGTTGCATTTCCTGATTGAGTTGTAGCTTGTGCTGTTTGCTGAGCTCCAGCAGCAGTTGGTGTTGGAGCAGTAGTATTAGCTGATATAACAGGTCTGCCAATTGGTTTCTTAGGTAGAGTTGGCCCAGTTGTTACTGTAGGTGTTGGAGGAACTGCTCCGGGCGTAGGCCCAGTTGTTACCGTAGGTGTTGGAGGAACTGCTCCGGGTGTAGGTCCAGTTGTTACCGTAGGACCCGAAGGAACAGCTCCTGGGGTTGGACCAGTAGTCACTGTAGCGGTAGGGACGGCAACTCCTGAGCCAGCGCCAGTTAAAGTTTTTGAACCAGATAAAATCTCTTCGACCACATTAGATCTTAATATTTTTTCATCTACAGTTTCTGCAGCCCTTTCTCCTCTTTGAACATTTTTTTTAAGCGCTTCAGCTGCAGATAAGCTTCTTGTATTTTCTGTAGTATCATAAATTGTTTGATCCATAAAAATGGAATTACCCTTATTGGCATTCCATCCAGCATCTCCGTCAGATATTTCTGGAAGCTTAAATCTAGCTGTTCTTCCCTCTTTTGTTCTGAGGTATATGGACCCTTTGCCTTCAAGAGCTTTTTGCTCAGAAGGAGTCATGTCTAAATATTTTTGGGATGTAGATGGATCAGTTTGAAAAATATGGCTTATATTCCCAGAATTAATCTCATCCATTACTTCTTGTGGCATATTCTCAAGAATTCTTGGATCTAATCCTGAAAGATATTTCAATAAATCATCACTAGCCATATCGGCTGTATCTGTCAATTGAAATATTGGAGTACCTTTATGGGAAACTGTTTTTGAAACTTCAAATGGCGTTAGTCCAACTTTTGGTACATACTCTGGCTCAAACTCTTGCGCAGGGAAAAACATTGCTGTATATTACTTGATACAATTTCTTGAACAAAATTTTTGATTATTATGCTCGTAAACCATACCTCGCTGGAGTTGACGACTACATGTTGGACAAGTAAAGGAAACACCTTTTAATCCAACATATAATACTGGCTTACCTGGTTGCTCTACCTTTAGAGTAGCTACGGGTGTATTGGATACATTTTTCTTTGCGGGCTTTTTTCCGGCCATGACTTACTCCTTACATAATATTTAACAACAATATAGTAACTAATCTAGCTTAAATATATTCGCCAAACTTCTTTATTTCCCTACCGGGCACTCCGACTACAGTTGTGTGATCGCTTATATTATCTATTACCACGGTTCCAGCACCCAGTGTACAGTTGCTACCTACATTTTTGAAGTTGATAATAACACTACCTGCTCCTATGGAAGTTTGTGCGCCAACATTAACGTCTCCACATATTCTAGCTCCAGGACTGACGGTACAGAAATCTCCTATCGAACTAGATTGATTTATAGATGCTGCTGTATTTATGTGCACGTGTATACCAAGCGTAACTTTGGTTGTCAGTACTGAATATGGACCCATGGTTAGCCCGTTACCATACTGACAATGGGTTCCGATTACAGCTGTTTCATGGATAAGGTTTGCTGCTCGATCTATTCTTTGTATATTTGATTCTACATTTTTTCTTATCTTAGAAGAATTAATTGCTATAGTATATTTTAAGTTAGGATATTTTTCTAATAAGGAATTAACAATAGATATATTGCCGATTATATTGTTATTATTTAAGGATAGATTGTCATCTAAATATCCTATGATATTCCAATCATTATACTTATCAGAATAAGCTAAGTATTCTAAATCTTTAGAATGTCCACCAGCTCCAATAATTACAAGATCCATGTTTTTATCTTTGAAAAGTCGTTGTCGCATACGCCATATACATTTATTACATCTTCTGCAGATTTAGGGAATAAGACAACGCTGTTATCCAATCTTTTAACGCCAGGATAAGCCCATATTAAACCTGACGATGTCATTGTGTAATTATCTTCCTGATGCCAAAAAAAATTACCAACGTTATATTTGTTGAATAAAGATTCAAAAGCTTCGGAATTTTTGCAGTGGAGCCAGTATCTTTCGTCTAAATAATCGGTTATATCAATCTCGTATTGCGGTTCATCATGACCTAGGTACCAAGTTTCATTAACTAATCTAATATCTATCTCTACATCGTAGCCATTTCCTATAGCCTCCCTAATGTATTCGGGGTTATTCTCCAAATGTCTATTGATACCAACATAATTTCCTCTATGTGCAATTAATTTCATTTTTTGTAGTTCTCCAAGAAATAATTTAGATCTTCAGGAGTTCCAATACCCCACATCTTTTCTATATTTTTTACTCTAATTTTTTTTCCATCAGATATAGCTTCATTAAATACTGGACATACGTAGAATTCTCCGTTTGTCCTAATGTCTTTATCTATCATTTGTTCTGCGTATTTTACATAATCCGACCCCTTGTTCCAAAAGTAGATACCAACAGTAGCTAAATTGCTAATTGGTTTTTTCTCTGCAACTTCTGATACAAATCCATCATCTCCTAGTTTTGCATACGACCATTTTGGATGAGTAGCTTCAAAAGTCAATATTCCACCATCAATTCCATCCGCGCTGAAGGCGTAAAGTGCTTCGTTACTATTCCATTCCACAAATTGATCTGAATTGGCCATGACTAAAGGACTGTCATTATCAATAAACTCTTTAGCCAAGAGCGTCGTGCACGCTGCGCCCTGCGTTAAGGATTCAACTTGGACTATTTTACAGTTTGGTGCTATTAGATTAAGTAAATATTGTAAATTGTATTTTTCATAATGTTCTTTTTGAACTATAAAAATATAATTCGCTTCAATATTTAAGTTCTCTACAACAACCTGGATCATGGGCTTTCCGTTTACCTCTATTAAAGGCTTAGGAAATGTATATCCAGCAGCTTCGAATCTGCTTCCTGCTCCAGCCATAGGTATAAGTACATTCATTTTTTCTGATCTCCAAGGTATGTTTTTTTCTTCTTTTTTAGAAAGAATATCAATAATTTTATCAATTTTTTTAATATTTAAA